GTTACTGCGTTTGTTTTATTTATATGTAATTTTACTACTGCGTGCCACTGACAATTTACATTGTTTTGTCCTGCTATTTGTATTTTAAGTGTATACGCTGTACTTGTGTCTATTGTTTGTGTTCCTAAACTTCCTGTACGGCCTAATAATCTACTGATTTTTGCGTTGTGTGTTAGTGTTCCATTATTTGCACACCTAATTGTGCCGTGGTACTCGTAAGTTTCGTAGTTGCCTGGTGTACCACTAGAACCACCTGTAACTAAACCACTTAACCATATTTCGTATGTTGTTACACTGTTAGCTGGTAGTAGTATTTCGTTAGCTCTTGCGTCGTCACCTTCTATATACAAATCTACGTCTGATGTACTTGTCGTTTTACCAGACACTTGTAGTACACTATATTGTAATAAACCTGCTTCACTGTTAAAACCACCACCACCTACACAAAATTCGCTGTCGTGTGTTATCTTACCCATTTTACCAATAAGTAAACCATTGTTTGTATTGTTTTGTACTTCGTTTTTTTCGCCTGATATTAAACAATTTTTGTTAAAACCTTTTGCGGTGTTTAGTGTTCCGTTTATTATAGTTCTTTGTGTACCTTTTTCGTTTTTATTTGTTGCACCTGTAATTTTATTACTAGGTTCTTTTAGTTGTTCGTCTAGTTTTGTCGTAGGTATAAAAGATATACAAGCACCTGTTATTTTGTCGTATTTATAACCGTAAGCTTCGCAAGCTAACTCGTTAGGTAATACGTCGTTTGTACCGTCTGTAAAAGTAACTATACCGTTTAGATTTACTTCTTTAGGTTTTATTTTAAAGTCTTTTTTAAATTCCATTATGGTATTAGTATTAGTTCTACATTACTTAATTCGTAAGG